GCCCAGATATTTATGAGAGTCTTTTTCATTTACACACCTTTATATGTAATAAAAGGGCCGTTTTAAGGCGGCCCTTTTAAATTAATGATTACGTTGCGTCTGATCCGAATACGCCTCTTGGATCTGAGAATCCAAATACGTATCTTTCTCTAGCTTTGTATCTAACGTTTCCAGTATCAAAGTCACCTTCCATTGAAGTTTTGATAGGTGATCTGCTGAAGTGTTTCATTCCATTAGGCACATCAGTTTTAATGAAGAATTTCTTCGCAGCAGTTAAGTAGTTGTTCACTACGTATCCACCAGAGATCATTCCCATATTTCTGATTGCGTTAATGTCATTATCAGCAGTGCCTGTTCTACCAGCAGAATTCATAAGTCTGTCAGCAGTAAATTGAAGAGCTGAAGGAATTACTAATTTAACTCCTTGCGCTGCAATTTTTAGGCCTCTTTCATCAGTAAGAGCCGCGATGTCAATCAACGACTGTTCTAATGAAGTTTCATTTAACTCAGCAGCTACTGTTAATTCATTTGAAAATGTTCCTGCTAAAGTAGGATGGTCATTAGCACAAAGTGCTTTTCCATCTCCACCAGCAAAGTTATTGTCAAACGCGTTGTTTAGTACCGCTGCGCCTTTGATATTCTTAGTAGACGCCATAGATCTTGCTAACGCTTTTGTATATCTAGACGCAAGTCTGTCATACAAGTTATCTTCGATAGCTTCTTCTGTGATAGCGAATGCTAATGCAATCGTTTCGTTAGTATAACGAGCTGTGAAAGTTTCTTGTGCATCGTCAAAAGTTACACCCTGTCCTTCAGGTTTAACATTTGCATTTGCGAAACCAGCTAACATTACTTCCTCTTCGAAAGCTCTGTCTGATGATTCAGTGTCGAAAATTTCAGTCCACTGCTCGCCGTATTGTTTGTACTCAAGTCCAAATAGTGCATTTAGACCTGGCTCTAGTTCTTTAACTAGTTGTGCTCTTGATATTGCCATAATTTATATACTCCTATTTAGATTATGCGTATAAACCAGCGCCACCAGCAATCGCAACAATAACATTTCCACCTGCAACAGTGAAATCTTTATTTGTTGGATCATTGCCGTAAGCAACTAATTTAAACATATTTTTTCCACCAGTACCATCGGCTGCAGAAGCAACATTAAGTGTAGCAATTGATTGCCCACTTCTATTGTCTGTAGCTGTGTAGTTTCCGATATTAAAGTTTAAAGCGCCGCCGATAGATGTTCTTAGAACTGCCGCGTCTGCTTTCACTTCATACTGTTGGAAAGGGTTGTTGATTATAAACGCTTCAATATCATTTGATGCGTTGTTGTAGTTTTTAGATGTAGTTTGACCTGCAACAATATTATTGCTGAACGTCGGTTTACCTGAAGCGTCTACGAAAAAAGCTCCGTTGAATACACCTGTTATAAGTGCATCAGCATCGTTTTTCCATCCTGCTCCGCCGGCTCCACCATCATCTGTAAGTGTAAACGCTGCGTCTTGTTGGAAACCCTGATTGCCTGCATCTTGTGTAGACATAGGATCACCTTTGTTGACTGCAACGCCTGGTGCTGTTTGAATTTGATACTCAGCTTGACCAGATGTAGCTGGAGTTTGTCCAACTGTATTGATCGCTCTAAGTCCAAATCCTACTGTACTTGCATTTGCCATAGTTTTTGTTCCTTGTTAAGTAATGACCCCGTAAGGGTCAATACAGATTAATTTAATTCGTTGGTAGGAATTACTAAATAATTAGCTTTTCTTTGTACCACCGAAGGTTACACGAGTATTAGATTCCTTTTGGAATTTCATACTTGGGTGCTGTTCCTTCATAAGATTGTTATCTACTGCTTCTTCTTTTGCATCGTTTTGCTTTTTATAATAAGCATCGATTTGAAGCGCAATCTCTTCGGGTATCCTAGCCAGCAATAGGCCTCCCACTCCGATTACTCCAGCGTATCTGCCTTCTGTCATCTCTGGATATTGAGTTTCTGGATATTGGTCAGCTCTCACTAACTCCCATCCTTCTCTCAAAGATGATGCTACATTTTTAGCATCTGATGTTCCAAGTATCTCAGAACGTATCCATTGATGTCTATATCCAGTTGGCGCTGGTGGTGCATCAAGTGAGTTGGGTGGAGTCCAAACTTTTTTGACTTCTATTTTGTCTCTAGTCTGACTCGCACGTGAAGTTTTGATTTTATCATTTTCCATATTATGCTCCTTCCGTGATTTTTAGTTGTTTTGCATAAGCTTCTAGCGGCACACCTAATCTTTTAGCAATTGCTACCTGTGAAGGCGTGAGTCGTACAGTTTTTTTGCGTCCTGTTGAGGCTGAACGTCTAGCCGAAGCTACATTCTGAGCAGGTTTTGCTCTTTCTGTAGAAGTGTCCCCTACTTTATCAAATTTGTGCGGAAATTCAAGTCTTATTCTTTTATCAACTTCAGCATAATAATCATTTGATTGAGGATCAAATCCTTCCTTTTCTACCAATGTTTTATGAATATCAAAGGCAGTATAAGTCATTGCAGAGTCATTACCAAACCAACTGTTTCTAGATGCCCAGTCTTCAGCTCTAGGATCAGATTGCTGTTGAGGCGCTCTTTGTTGAGGAGTAATATTTACTTCTCTTTGTTGTGGTTTTGGTCTTTGTTCATTTGCAACTTTAATAGAATTAACTCTTGCTTCGTCCATTGTTAAAGAAGCTAATTGCTGTTGTGCAGCGATCTGTGCTTCAACGTCCTGGGATTCAATAGCATTTTTAAGAGCTAGTTTTGCTGCTGCTAAACCTGTCTTAACTCTGCTTTCAAATTCAGAAACATAAGAATTATCTATTTTAGAAATACGCCCTTCCATTTCAAGATTTTTATTTTGTATGGATTGAGCATAAGCTACCGCTTCTTCTTTTTGTCTTTCTGCTTCTCTCATCTTACGAGTTAGTTTAGCAATACGTTTTTGAACGCCATCACTATATTCTTTTAGCTCGTCTTTATTTTCTTCGAGTTTAGTCTCTCTTTCATTTTCAAAAGATTTATCCTCTGGGATTTGCTCTACTTCTATTTCTTCTTTTACCGTTTCTACTTTTTCCGGTTCACCTTTATCATCTAAATTAACTTCAGTTTCTTGCTGATCAGCTTCACCGACGTCAACTAGATTTTCTGTTTTTTCGTTCTCTGTTGGCATAGTATCCTTCCTATGTTGTTAAATGTAATGAAGAATTGATTCAGGATCACCTATGGTCCCTAACACTTCATCATCGTTTAGTATTCTTACTTCTCCACCTTCAATCGGTAAACGTGAGCCAGCATATCTAGCAAACATTACCCAATCTCCTATTTTACACCAAGGCTCTCCAAATTTATCTTTATCCTTGTATGCAAGATCTCCCATTTTTATAACGTAACCACAAGTGGTTGCGATTCTAGCTTTGTCTAATTGTTCTTGAGAGAATAAAATTCCACCTTTAGTTTTTTCTTTTGGTGTAAAAGGTAAAACTAAAATTCTGTAACCAACTGGTTTAGGTAATTGATCTTCTACATCTTTAATGTTTTCTTGATCTAATCTTTTTACGTGAGACTCTTCTTTTTTTTCTGCCTCGTATTTATCTTGAAGTCCTAATTTAATTTTTGGTACTTCCGATGTCGATAACGTTTCCTTGCTCATTTTTTTGCTCCTTTGGGTTTAGCAGGTTAGAGATTTCCTGTAATGTTAATTGATAAGCGTGTGCTTGTCCCAGCATATACTTATATTTTTCCATACTGTCAACCCCACCAGTAATCATACTGTCTCCAATTTGTTGTAGAGTTGCGTTAAGTCTTTTCTTAAGTTTATCTATTAGTATTAAATCGTCCATCTTCTCTCCTTATAATTTAAATTGTTGTAACACTTTTATCTTCTCTTCAGCGTTTGCAATCTTTTCTATTAATTTATCTACCTCTTCTAAGTGTTGTGGATGTTCACCAATACCAACACTATTTTCTAAATAAATTTTAAGAGTTGCATCTGCTTCTAGAATTTGAGCTTCGTATCTTGCCTCAAGGGCATCTATTATTGCTGTTCTCATTTTCTTTTCCTTCTTTTTTTTAAAAGTTTTACTCTTGTATGCCAGCACCATTCAGTCATTTTAATAATGTAAGTCTCTACAAAAGAGATTGCATCATCAAGTTTTCCAAAGAATGTATATAAAAATTTATCTAGCATTTCCATCGCTTACGTGCCTGTCGAAGTC